ATAGCAATTAAGTTTCAACAAGGCTTGCCAACTGTAACGGACGATTTCGACTGGTTTGCAAGTAAGCTTCAAGAGGTCGGTGGTCTGCGTCGTGAGAATCTAGCTTTGATAGCTAAGATGTCTGGTAAGGCTTTGAAGGATGTTGAGCGCATTATGCGTGAAGCTGGTTACCGATCGCTTGATTTGGCTGAGAGTATTTACCTAGATGCGCAACGCGCTGGATTGACTATTTACCAAGCTATGCCGCTAACAGCTTCGCCGGTCATTCAGCAAATACTGCAAGCTACCGTCGATAACGCAAAAAGCGTTTTGAATTTGGTTAATACCACAGCACTGGAAAGTGCAAACACTGAGTTCTTGAAGATTGTGAACCAGGTGTATCTTGAGACAAGTGTAGGGATTTACTCATACGAAGACAGTGTGTGGAAAGCTACACGTGAACTGGCAGATCAAGGTATCACAGGAATCACGTATGCAACAGCTGCTGGTAAGATAATTCGACGGACTCCTGAAGTAGCTGTTCGTCAAATGATACTTACTACTAGTGCAGAAAGCGCTGGAAAGTTACAAATGGCGCGTGCGGATGAGTGGGGCGCGGAACTGATGGAGGTATCGTCCCATTGGGGAGCGCGTCCAGAACATGCAGAATGGCAGGGCAAGATTTATAGGGTTCATGGTCGAGATAGTAAGTATCAAAATCTTGCTGAAGCTACTGGATATGGCACTGGAGAGGGATTGTGTGGTTATAATTGCAGGCATGTGATGTATCCATTTTGGCCTGGGATTAGCGAACAGCGTTATCACCCATACGACCTGCGAGAGAACGAACGTCGATACAATGAGTCTCAGCAGCAGCGTGCTATTGAACGTGAATTACGCAAACAAAAGAGACGAGAAGTGGTTGCTGAAGCTGAAGGTAAAGAGACAGAATTGCGCAAAGCTCGCGAGAAGATTGCGGAGAAGAGTCGCGAGATGCGTGAGCTGATAAAACGTACTGGCATGGTTAGACAGCGTGCGCGTGAAAACATTGCTTAGTTTAGTCAAGCCTAAGACTTACAAATAGGCACTGCGAGTGGCAGTAACCACTTAAAAAAACTTAGCAGGGAGATAGGAAAAATGAAAACTAAATTTTTGGAAGAGCTGGGACTCGATAAAGATGTAATTGCTAAAATTATGGCGGAGAACGGCAAAGACATCCAGACTGAAAAAGACAAGGCAAAAGGTTTTGAGGACTCGCTCAAAGAGGTTCAAGAGAAGCTGAAGGGTTTCGAGGGTATCGATGTTGCTGAGCTCCAGAAACAGGTTAAAACTTTAACAACCGATTTGAGCGCAAAGGATCAAGAGTACCAAAAAAAGCTTTCAGAGATTGAGTTTTCTAGGACACTCGAGACTGCGGTGACCAGTGCTAAGGCGAAAAGCAGTAAGGCTGTGATGGCTTTGTTGGATGTCGATAAGCTGAAAGAGAGCAAGAATCAGCAGACCGATATCGTTGCGGCACTGGAAGCGGTGAAGAAGGAACACACATACTTGTTTGAAACGGTCGGTAAACCCACGGGCCCCACGGCCGGGCCTCAGGCGCCCCCTGCAAAGGAAGGCGAAACGGCCGCCGCAAATATGGCACTTCGTGCAGCATTAGGAAAAGGAGATTAAGATTATGGCTGTAATCAATCGCGAAAAAGCTGAAGCGATTATCGCTCAGCAGGTAATGGGGGAGATCTTTCAGGATCAACCTCAAGGCTCTACGTTCCTTTCAATGGCTCGGCGTCTGCCGAACATGACCTCCAACCAGACGCGTATGAGGGTGCTTGACATCTTGCCTATCGCGTACTGGGTAAATGGGGACATGGGTCTTAAGCAGACGACTGAAGCGGCTTGGGATAATGTGTTTATGAACGCTGAGGAGCTGGCGGTCATTGTTCCCATTCCTGAGGCAGTTCTCGATGATGCCGAATTCGATATTTTTGGTCAGGTTAGCCCGCGTCTTCGTGAGGCAATCTACCAGCTTATCGATCTGGCAGCGATCTTCGACGTTGGTCGTCCTGCAAGTTGGCGCATGGGCATTGTGCCTGCTGCTTTGCAGGCCGGTAATAATGTCACCCCGACCTCTGATTTGTATGCCGATCTGCTGGCAACTGATGGAGTTTGGGATAAGATCGAAAGCAAGGGCTATGCGGTAACTGGGGCGATTGCGCAACCCGGCTTCAAAGCCAAACTGCGTGGGCTCCGCACTGAAATCGGTCAGCCGTTGTTTACTACAGACATGAAGGCTGCCAGCACTCCGTATGCTGTCGACGGCACTCCGCTATTCATTCCCACGAATGGCGGCTTCGACACTACATATGCTGCGTTGATTGTCGGTGATTGGACAAAGGCTGTCTACTCCATTCGTCAGGATGTCACAGTCAAGATTCTCGACCAGGGTGTCATTTCTGATAGCGAGGGTAACATCATCTACAACCTCCCGCAGCAGGATATGATTGCCTTGCGTGTGGTATTCCGGATGGGCTGGGCTCTTCCTAATCCCGCAACCCGCCTGGATACGACTCGAGTGGCTTTCCCGTTTGCATATCTTGAAGCGGCTACTCCGTTCACCGTTCAAACTGTAACGATCAACGTCAAAGACAACGCAAATACGCCTGCTAACGTTGCTGGTGTTGCGGTTGAAATTGGCTCTGTTCGCAAAGTAACAGGCTCAGATGGTAATGCGATATTCAAGCTGCAGGCTGGTAGCTACGAAATCCAGGCTAAGAAGTCTGGCTACACTACGACTAACTCCACGGCAACCGTTACCACTAGCCCGGTAAGTGTAAACATTACGTTGCCGATCAAAGCGTAACGGAAAGGGAGGGTTAATTCATGGCATCGGTGGCAAACGCGATTGACGTTCTTAGCGGAACGGAAACCTCTTCCGGTAGCATCGTTGAGGCTATCGAAAAGTTAGAGGGGCTTGTGGTGTCGGACGGCGCGGCGGCTGTTGCTGCCGCGCTGGGGGAGGAAGGGGCCATTACCGTTGCGGTTGCGGATGCAATTGACGCATCGGTGGAGCCGGACGGAACGGTGGACACCGCAATTCATACCGTGATCGCCAGTGAGCTTGAGCAGGAGGGGGCCATTGCGGTTGCAATCGCAAGTGCGATTCCACAAGCTGCGGCGGTTGCCGACAGCGAGGCTGACGAACTTGCGGGGCTTGTTACGGATTTCAACGGGCTGCTTGCGGCGCTGCGCGCTGCGGGGATCGTCGCTGATTCGGAGTCGAATTAGCCGTACCATCGAGTAGTGGAGGAAGTGAGCATGTCATACATTGACTGGGAGTATTTCCAAGATTACGCTCCGAACACCTTGAACGAGGCGCTCTTCGATGAGTGGATCGGGCGTGCAAGCGATGTCATTGACATGCTCACTTTTTGCAGAATCAAGAAAGCTGGTGGCATTGGTGCACTATCAGAGCATTGTGCAGAGGCTGTTCGTAAAGCAACAGCAGCGCAATTGTTAACTTTAGCTACTACAGGTGGAGAAATGATGAGTAGCGTTAGTCTAGGGAAGTTCAGCTATTCGAATAGTGGCGCATCAAATTCAGATTCCATTTATGGTATTCCATTATCAGGTTTAGTTAGAGGCTATTTAGCATGCTGTCCTGGATTAACCTATACTGGTCTGAGGGCGAGGTGTCGATGATGCAACCTATTCCACGACATCTGTTAATTCATAGCGCAGAGCAGCAGTACGGCAAATCGGTTCGGGATGATGACGGCAATGAGAGCTGGCCTCTATCTCGACAGCTAACTCAAATTAGGTTTGAACCTTCAAAAAAAATGATTACAACTAGCTCCAATACCGAGATTAGACTTTCGATGATTATGTTTTATGATCAGGTAAACAGCAGACCTGCAAGTGTAAGATTTAAGACTGGTGATTGTATCGTTTGGCATAACAGAGCATTTAGGGTTGTTGATGTTGAATATTTATATGATCAGAACACATTACATCATCAAGAGATTGGATTAGTATGAGCCAGATTGTAGTGACAGTACAATTTGATAAGATAAAGCTAATGAAGTCCATGGACGATTCAATGGATGAGGGATTGCAGCAGGTTGGAACTGAAGCTCTAAAAGACGCAAACTTTTACGCTCGACAGCTAAGCGGTGAAACAATTCGTTCGTCCATTCAAGCTAGTAACTTTAAGGAGGCGACGCTCGAGTGGAGAACGCCTTACGTCAGACGCATTTACTACACTGGAAAAGCTTTAACGGCTGTAAATCCAAATGCATCGCTTTTGTGGGCACACAGAGCATATGCTGAGAATGCTGAGAAGTATCGAGAAATTATTCGTAAAGTAGCAGCTAAACGCCGGGGGTAGACTGATGTTCTATGAAATCATCCAAGACATCCGCAACCAAGCGCAAAGCTTTGCTGCGCCATACACCACAGTTGAACACGGTGCTATGCCGGTTGAGAATGGTCTTGCGATGTTTATGGGTCCTGGATACAATACACAGATGCACTTTGATAAGGGTGGTGAGTATGATATTTATGTTGTGTTCAATGGGAAGCATTCTAACTTACAAACATTAGTTACTAGTATGAGTGCTGTGCACATTGGATTAACTCAAGCACGAATATACTCCGAAGGTACACAGTGGAGTATTTTGAACATTGAAACTCTAGTGCCGCCTAATTATTTAGATCGAGAAGAAAGCGGAACGCGACAGTGGCTGTATGGTAGTATGTTTCGTGTAAAAATTTACATTAAGGGGGATTGCTAAAATGCCGGAGATTAGTTTGAACTACAACAATTTGCTGGAGATCGATATCACTCCGCAAGCAGGCTCGCCCACGTGGGCGCAAATCTGTAAGGGATTTGCTAACCTGGCTGAATCGCTCAATGAGGTGCTTTATCAAGCTTCCTTTCTTTGCGATGCTGGCTGGGGTAGCACCGAGGTAACTGGCGGGCAGTATATCTGTACGCTGACTGGTGTGCGGTATTTCAACAATGCTGCGCAGGATTACATCTTTAGTGATGCTGTGATGCATGCCTGGGGTGAGGCAAGAAAAACCACTTTGCGGCTTACTCGTCCGAATGGTGAAATCATTCTGTGGCCTGTAACGCTTGCAAACATCACGATCTCCGGCGGAGATGCAAATCAGCCCTCCGCAATCTCTGTCGCAATTCACGGCAACGGTGCTCCGACAATTCAAACAGATACCTATTTGGATCCCTTGGTAGTTGTTTCGCTTGCTGTGGGTACGGAAGGCGAGACTTCGTTGTTTGTCAATCCGCCCATCGGGGCGAGTCACAGCTACAAGTACCAACTTGGTAGCGTGCCCGTAATTCCTGCAAAGGATGAGGTGCTCACAACTGGTTGGACTGCGTGGGATGGCAACGATTCTATCCTCGCGATACAGGGTCAGATCGTAACGGTTGCTGAAGTCATTACAGCTACCAATGCAGCGCAGAAGGCGGGAAGCGCTCGTGTGTATGTAGTCGAGGGTGGCGGAGGCAACTAACTAGTTCAATAAAAGAGGGCGGTTTAAGGCCGCCCTCTAAGATAAAAGGGAGGTAAGTTAGTATGTACGAGGTCAAACGTCAACAGAAAATTCGTGAAGAGTTGAAACTGGGAGACGAGATCTTGGTTATCGAAATTGCGCCCTTGGATATCGTTCAGGAGTATCAGCAAGCCGCAACACAGCTGATTCTTGCGCGCGAGGCTGTTAAGGCGGCAAAGGCCACTGGCGTAACGGAAAAAGAGGTTCAGGCCTTGGGTGAGGCTATCGTTACTTTGCTGGTTGTTTTAATCGGTAAGGAAAATACCGATAAGCTGGTAGCGTTCTACGAGGAGAATTATATCGAGTTGCTGCTGATGATTTTCCCGTTTATTCAGGAGGTAATTCAGCCGCAGATGAATAGCATGATTGCGCAAATGCGTGAGCAGGCGCACACTGCTTATAGCAAGGGCAAGCAGGGTAAGAGCTGGGCTAAAAGCGGCAAGCTCTTTAGAGCTAGGTGATTTCATTATCTATGCAATTGCCTTGTGAATTAGAATTCATGGGGCGACGCTACAGAATCAATACCGCGTTTGACACGGTACTGCGAGTATTTGCATTGCAACGAGATGAATTATTTACACCTACTCAGCGCATTACGCTTACTGCTGAAATCTTAGCTGGAAAGCGTGCTGCAAAACTAGATATTGAGAGTCAGGTCCAGTTTGTTGAAGAGGCTCTTAGTATGATAGTTGGCGAGGGTCGAGAGACGAATGAGCCTAAATTGTTAGATTTTGAGCAAGATGCACCCTATATCTATGCAGCGTTTTTATCTGTATATGGATTAGATTTGTATAAGATGGCAGGGTATGGACCGAGACGACGTGCACGATTAGATTGGCGACAGTTCATAGCATTGTTTATGGGGTTGCCAGATGATACTAAAATTAAAGAAATTATGCATATTCGTCGCCGTCCTATACCTGAATCAACAAAGCATAATGCAGCACAGATAAAAGCGTTGATTGAAGCTAAGACATTTTATGCCTTACGATTTACTGAAACCGAAGCAGAGATAGCCTTTCAGCGGGGCGTGGATCGATTGGCTGCTGGGTTGGCAGCACGAGCAAGTAAACCACGGCAAAGGCGGTGAGAGTCAAATGGCGGACGATGGCAAAGTAACATTTAAGTATGTTGGCGATACATCTGGTATAGATAGCGCAAACAAAGAAGCTGAAGGCAAGCTTGGTAAGCTAGGATCGGCGGCTGGTAAGATAGCTGCTGGTATTGGTGCTGCAGCCGTGGCTGCGGGTGCAGCTGCATATAAGCTTGCTAAAGATGTTGTTGCCTCTTATGCTGAATATGAGCAGCTTATTGGCGGTGTTGAGACACTGTTTAAGACATCTGCTGATGTTGTTCAGGAATACGCTGCTACTGCCTATAAAACTGCTGGGCTGTCGGCCAATGACTACATGACTACAGTCACTGGCTTTTCCGCAAGTCTGCTGCAATCTCTTGGCGGTGATACCGCTGCTGCCGCAAAGATTGCGGATATGGCGATCATCGATATGGCAGATAACGCCAACAAAATGGGAAGCAGTATGGAGTCTATCCAAAATGCTTACCAAGGCTTCGCTAAGCAGAATTACACCATGCTGGATAATCTTAAACTCGGTTATGGTGGTACTAAAACCGAGATGGAAAGATTGCTTGCAGATGCACAAAAGCTATCTGGCATAAAGTATGACATTTCTTCTCTGTCTGATGTGATGCAAGCTATTCACGTTATTCAGACCGAGATAGGCATTACTGGGACTACAGCACTTGAAGCGACTGAAACAATTAGCGGTTCAATCTCCACACTTGGAGCAGCTTTTGAAAATTTGAAAGTTGGTCTTGGTGATGCCAACGCTGATGTTGATGCGTTGCTAGACATTGTAATTGAATCTCTCGAAAACGTTATCAAAAATATAACTCCGGTTATTGAAAATATAGTTGAGTCTTTACCTAAGCTGTTTGATGGTATTGCTGGTGCGCTAACCTCTTTACTGCCGACACTTCTCAATGCTGCAACCACTCTATTCACTAAGGTATTAGGTACATTAGTTTCTCTGTTACCGGAATTGATTCCTGTAGCTGTAGATGCTATTTTAACTATTGTCGATGCAGTTATAGAGAATCTCCCTCTGATTGTAGATGCAGCAGTACAGCTAGTAGCTACCTTAATTCAGGGGCTTACTGATGCTCTACCTGAGCTTATACCTGCTGCTATTGAGGCAATTTTAACCATTGTTGATGGTTTAATCGAAAATCTCCCCCTGCTCTTGGATGCAGGTCTGCAACTAATTATGGGGTTGGCGCAGGGGCTTCTTGATGCGATTCCGCAATTGCTTGCAGCTTTGCCTGGTATTATTGATGCGCTGTTGCAATTCTTTATGGATGCAGTGCCGCAAATTATCGATGTCGGTATTCAGCTTTTTGTCGCAATTATAGAAGCGTTACCTCAAATTATTGCACAAATTGTTGAAGCTATTCCGCAGATCATTGATGGAATTGTTACCGCTCTTATTGGTAGCATCGATAAGATCATCGAAGCTGGTGTAGAGCTATTTGTTGCATTGATAGAAAATCTTCCCGCAATCATCGTTGAGATTGTTAAAGCCATTCCGAAAATTATTGAAGCAATCGTTAGTGGCTTTGCTGAGTTTTGGGGCAAGATGTCTGAGGTTGGTAACGATCTCATCAAGGGATTGTGGCAAGGTATTTCCGATGCTGGTGCTTGGCTGAGAGAAAAGATAAGCGGATTCTTTGGTGGCGTTGTCGATAGCATCAAAAACTTTTTTGGAATTAAATCTCCATCTACCTTGTTTGCGGAGATTGGATCTGATTTAGGGGAAGGTATTGGCGTGGGTTTCGAGCGCGCTATGAAGCATGTTGGTGATGATATGCGTGATGCAATTCCTACAGATTTCTACGTGAATGCAGGTTTGAATATTCGTGGTGGTAGGTTTAGGAATAATTCAACCACGCTTGAAGACTTGGCGCTCTCATCCATATCGCGTTTGTATACTGCCGATGTGTCTGCAAAGATTTTATCCGCAACCCCTGGTACAAGTAATTTGACAAGCACACAAAGCATTGGGACTATAAATGTTTATCCTGATAGTAAAGACTATGCACGTATTCTAGCGTTGCTTGAGGATACAGATCGAGCGCGACAGGTGGGTCGCGCAGGAGGTAGCGAATGGCTATAACATTTGATGTGAACGTAACAGGTATGCCAACGCAAGCCAAAATATCAGATGATGGCTTGTATTTGATGGTATCTCATTACTACTCACCATTTGTGACATTCTACAAGCGTAGTGGAGAAGACTTTACGAAACTTGCTGATCCAGCTACATTGCCGCCTGCTGGTACAAATGGCAAGTCTTACGATTGCGCAATCGATGAGGATGCTATATACCTTGTAGTTGGCCATACCGGTACACCATTTGTTACCATCTACAAACGCACTGGTGATACTTTTGCGAAACTCGCTGATCCGACTGGTGGTTTGCCTAGTGGTGTTGTAGCTGGAGTTGCATTATCTCGGGATGGTGTATACTTGGCGTTGCGTCACTTTAATAGTCCTTACTTATCCGTATATAAGCGTACAGGTGATGCATTCGCACGCTTGGCTAATCCGACTCCCGCTATTGGAGATATGGGCGAAGGGAGTAGTGGTGTCTGCTTCTCTTCTGACGCGTTATATCTCGTTGTAGGCAGAAGTACAGCACCATTTCTTAGAATATATAAGCGTAGCGGGGATACGTTTACAGGCTTACCAAATTTAGCTGTGCAACCTCATTCCATGGTTTATCGGTGCTTATTTAGTCCGGATGATCTTCATCTGGTAGTAACTACTTATTCCGCAACCTTGCCGTATTTTATAGTATACAAGCGTGTAGATGATACCTTTACGAAATTACCTGATCCCATTCAGCCAGATTTTTCTGAGCCAACGCCATCTCCACATATTCGGGGTATCGCATTTTCTGGTAGTGGTGTGTATTTTGGTATTGCGTTTTTAAGTGTACCTAATGCTTTCATATATATACGCTCTGGTGATAACTTTATTAAGCAAGCTGTTCCCGCTGGTTTGCCGTCATTGCCTAATCGTGGAATGACTATTAGTTTTTTTGATGATCAACGACATGCGGTATTGGGGACATCTACAAGTGTGCCTCCTAATGTTGTTGACCCTAACTTTACTGGCATCATGACCGGGTTTAGTTTTGATGACGCATTGCCACTGGTAGCTATTCCCATCGCGCCCATCAATAACTACTTGTCCATCTCATCAGATATTGTGTTTTCTTGGCAGCATAATATCGATTCGGGTACTCCGCAAAGTAAGGCTGATCTGCAATACCGGCTGACAGGTGGAGATTGGTTAACACTTGCTACAATTATAGGACCTGCGTTATCTGCGACCATACCTGCAAATACGCTCATAACCGGACAGATTCAGTGGAGAGTTCGTACATATAACCAGGATGATATTGCTGGTGATTGGAGCGCTCCTGTTTCATTCATGGGAGTTGGTGCACCGCCTACGCCGTCTATTCTGACGGTAACTAGTCATGCGCGTCCTACGATTTCCTGGAGTAGTATCGATCAAAGCGGCTATCAATTGCAAATCTTATCTGGCACCACGTTGATTTGGGATAGCGATGCAACTGCTGGGATTGTAAAATCCAGAAGGATACCTATCTTCTTGTCGACAGGATCGTATACTGCACGCCTACGAGTAATCAATCCCTCACAGTTCTGGAGTGCTTGGACCGCAGCAGCTTTCACTGTTGATTTTGTAGAACCAGCGGTGCCTACCATTACCGCAGTAGCTATTACAGATGGAGCGTTGATTACTATTACTCCATATGCAGAAGGTATAGTCCGTGCATATTTATTGCGTGATGGAATTGCTATTGCAGATATTACTGGAGTAAACTCGTACACGGATTACAGCCCTCTTAGTGGAGTGGTGTATGTGGTACGTGTTGTGGATGAAGAAGATAATTTTGCAGATAGTAATGAAGCGTCTGTATTGGTTGTCGTGAATTGCGCAATACTTGCCCCGATAGATGATCTGTCAGACATTATTCGTATGAACAAGAAGGCACTAGGCCAGCCTGGTCTGACTAGACAACGTAACATTTTATCTGTGTCGAGACACTATGCAGGTAGAAAGTACCCCATACATAGTATCAGCGAATTTGAGGACGAGGGTTACTCAATAGCATACTACTACACTAGTGTAGCTGAATTTGCCAGGTTGGACGCTTTAATTGATAGGCGGCAAACCCTTTTGTATCGTGATATGCTTGGTAATCGTATGTATGGTACGATTACTTCGATCACGCATACACAAGAACAGAATATGATTATCTTCACGTTTATGTTTAATAGGGCGGATTTTGTTGAGGCTATCGAATATGCAGCTCCTTGGATACCTCCAGAAGAGGAAGAAGAACCCCTGTCGATAGAAAGAAAAAGCATGATGCTTGAAGGTAAACAAGCAAGTAGCACATCAGTTTTGGGGTGGGATGAATGATAGTAGCAGCACGAGAGCATTGGACTGAACAGCAGATACTAGACGCGTTATACGGTAAGTCTGGTGTAATTCGTGTAGCATTTCGTTACGATGTTTTGCGAAATGGAGCACGTGTACGCTCTGTAGCTGCTGAGGGCGAAGTCTCTCTCAATAGGTTTGCGAATATTCAACGCACAGCACGCTTTTCGTTTACCGAACCATTAGATTGGTTGAATGAAGAAGTTAAGCCGTACATGTTATTGCGTATGGAGGATGAGATTTCTATTTTATCTAAGATAATTGAAACCTGGGATCAGCGTGATCTTCTTGATTTCACTTTTCAACAGTGGGACGATTTAGACCTTACCTGGGACGAGCTAGATGACGGTATTCTGTTCGAGGAAGAACGGGAACCAACTTGGGCAGAATTTCCCCTCGGGGTATTCGTTCTCTCTACTCCGCAACGTAGCAGCGAAAACGGAAGCAATACCTGGGATGTGGAAGCATATGATCATACAATCATCCTCGAGGAAGATTGCATAGTTGCTCCGCTATTCATTCCGAAGGATACACCGTACTTAGAAGCAATTGGTACTATCTTGATTGGAGCCGGTATAACGAATGTGTTTATGCGTGATACCGTAACTACTGTACTGCCTTCTAACAGGACGTTTGAAATTGGAACCAGTAAGCGCAGTATCATTAACAAGTTACTGAGTGAAATTAACTTCGATAGCATCTATTGCGATGCAGATGGTAATTTCATCATATCGGCATATACAGAACCTAGTGCATCTGTCGTGACAGGCGTATACCGAGATGACTACCTTTCAATTATCGAACGGGATACGCAAAGTGAAGTTGACTACTACAAAACGCCTAACGTTTTCATTGCGGTGTGTGACAATCCGGATATGGAGGAAAGCTATGTCAGTGTTTGGATAAACGATAATCCTGCATCTATGTTCTCTACCATACAGAGGGGCCGCAATATCACGAGTGATATTTATCAGCCAGACGCAATTTCCTCGCAAGCGGCGCTAGATGCTTATATCAAACGCTACGCCATAGAGGTAACCAATAACCGCTACGAGCATTTAACGTTTAATACAGCATTGAATCCCTTGCACGAACGTGCAGAAGTATTGGAAATTCGACATCCCGATATCTCAGGCATATTCATAGAAAGCAATTGGACTTTACCTTTACGGTACGATGGTCGGATGAAACATGAAGCACGGCGTCTGGTGGTGATGGCATGAGATTCAGAGACGTTAATGGTAAAACGCATGAACTAAATATTGTAGCTACCTTTAGGATGGCTACGGTTGATAGGGCAGATGAAACTGGTACCTACTTACAGTTCGCGGGCGATATTGAGGCACGGGAGCAACCATACGGTAGGCTGGATAGCTACACACCGACTCCTGGTGATAGAGTCCTAACAGCACGAATTGGAAGCGATGATGGCGGCACTTACATTATACTCGGGAAGGTGGTCTAACATGCCTAGTTCTTTTAAGACCTTGCACTATAAATTGAATCAGTGGCTAGGCGGTGATAAGCCTAAAAAGGTGGACTTCAATCAAGATAACACCTTGATAGATGCTGCTTTGCATAGCTTAGCAGTACGCATGACTAATGCGCTTACCATACTAGGCCATTATGATTCCCTAGAAGCTTTGCAACTAGCCCATCCTACAGGAGCAGCAGGTGATGCATATTCTGTTGGTGTATCTCCTACATTAACTATCTACATTTGGGATATAGAAGCTCTGGCTTGGGTAGATATCGGCCAGTTGTTGGCTCCCTCCATCTTAGACAGTAATACAGAAACACTTTTTGACGGCATCTTAAAGGGTAACGGTAGTGGTGTTGAGATAGCTATAGGTGACACCGATTATGTTGTTCCTATACCCGGCAAAAGCCTTTCCACCGAGGACTATACCACCGATGAAAAGGAAAAGCTGGCGGGGGTGGATGAAGGGGCACAGGTGAACGCTGTTACATCTGTGGCAGGAAAAACTGGCGCTGTTGTGCTTGCCGTAGATGACATATCCGGCGCTGCGGCTGCTGCGCTGCGGTTTGAAGATGTGGAAATTGAGGTGGGAGATTGGGCTTCCGATCTGACCTATGAAGATTGGCCCTATCGTGCAACAGTGCCTTTGACGGGCGTAACAGCGGCGGCGTTCGTTGACGCTGACGTGGACCCGGATACAGACCCCGGCAACATGGCTCCGACGTGCGACGAGTACGCTGGCGGGATTTATATTTACGCAACGTCAATTCCAGAGGCATCCGTAATATTGAAGAAAGTGAGGGTATTCTAATGGGCCGTGTAAATTGTATTACGGGCGGCGGGGGCGTTGCCTTTAAGATTTTCACTGGCGAGGAGCCTCCCGAAAGTCAGCCGGAGGGCCTTTTTGTGCCGATTTCCGGATATACGAAAGTGGCGATTACCCCCATTGCTTTAGGCGCGGGGGACGTTGCCATTGATGAAGATATCAGCAACATCACCACGCGCACCAGCACGATTTACGCCACTTTTAACAATGGAAGGATTTATTGGGTAGCCGCTTCCCTGGCCTCCGGGACACAAGGAACCCCGCGTGCGGTTACTTTTACCGTCGATATCTATAACATTGCGACAGATACGTATAGTCAGGTAGTGCACACCACCGCGTCAGATTATTATTCCGACAGATTTTCTTGTGGAATTTTTAACAATAAACTGATTTTTGTCGGTGGGTGGTATTTGAATTCCTCTGGCACAGAATGGGTTCGATCCAATAGAGCTGGCATTTTGGATTTAAGCACGGGCACTTCTCAAAGGATTGCGGATATGCCGAGCAATAATTTCAGACAGAGTACCGCCATTGAGGTAGGGGGGCTTGTGTATTTCTATGGCGGTGAAGTTGCATCAGATACTTGGCTTCCGTCGTTCCGCGTATATAATCCGGCTACTAACACATGGAGTACCATTGTAAATACTTCGACAACAAATCCATATGCAAGAGATGGGCACCTTTTGAATCTGAACGGGAAAATTTTTTACCTGGGCTATGGGGCTACGTCCGCAAGCGGTAGTTTAACTACTGCAATAAACCAATCGAATTTTCTGTTTGACGTTGATACGCAAACATTTACACAGCTGACCTTTTCGGTCAGTGTTTCAATTAACTCCGCGATCGTTCAATATCCCGTTGCATGGGAAGATTCTTTTTATTTCATAAGAGGGAGTACGGTAGCGAACATGGCACTTTGTTGTGGTCATGTGGATACCTTCGCGATGGACACTGTTTTGGCCGCATCTTCCACGATAACGGACCCCATGCGCCGATTTATGGGTTCAGCAACAAGCACCGCATCAGCAACCAGGCCCGCTGTATTGGCGGCATTTGTGAATAAAATCATAAATTTCCATCGGCAGCGGGAAACGAACAACAATTACGACGCGTCGAAACTTGTCGTTATCGGGCAACCGTCCGATATCGGTACGCTTGTGATCACGCAAAGAACCGCTTCCCCGCAAATCGTCCTTTGCGACGTGCCCGTTTTCTATCTGAAAACAGGGGTGCGTTCGGTATATTTTTCCCCTTCCGGTACGCTTGTGCCTGTGACAGGGGTTAAAAAGCGCCTGAACGGTGAGGCATGGACAGATTTGTAAAATCAAACTTAGGAGCATAGTATGGATATTAAAATAACTAATCAACAGATCAAAGACTCCTTCCATACACAAGGTATCAAAGGACAAAATATAATTATTGCGTCTATTGACACGGGCGTGTCCACGCTGGTGCCCTTTGGTTCACAGCTAATCTCTGGGCATTTTAATGCTCTAATGCCTATCGATTCTCATGGAACTAAAACAGCTTCGGTGCTTAACTGGTGGTGTCCGGAGGCCAAAATTTTAGTGTATAATGGATATACGCAAGATTTAAGCGTTCAAGGACCTATGATAAACTGGATACTTGCAGACATAACACGTAGAGTAAAAATCGATACTGCAAATAGATACATTGTTAGTATGTCATATCTGTGTGCTGGTATCGAAGAAACTCATTCTCTTATCAAAGAACTTGTTGCTCTAAACGTACCTGTCATAGTAGCTGCTGGCAATGATGGCGAGGAACGCTTGAATCGTTATCCTGGATGCTGGCCTGAACCTATCTGTGTTGCAGCTTTAAATCGTGATGGTACAACGGCTGATTTTTCTACTTGGCATAACGAAATGGACTTTGCGGATTTAGGGCGTGATGTAGATGTGATAGGTTTGGATGGAAAACCCGCTCTATACGATGGCACGTCTGCGGCACAACCTAATGTAGCAGGAAAAGCGGCACTTGTACTATCTCAAAATTTGCAATTATCTGAACCAGACTTATTTACTAAGTTAAAAAGTTTTGCACAGGATTTAACTCCAGTAGGCTTTGATCCACATACTGGATGGGGTTTCTTACAAATCAAACCAAAGGAGAGTTTATCCATGAAAGAGGTAGCTTACGCTATAGATACGGGTCTTGTTTGGCCTAAAGGAAAAGGTAATATTCGTAAAACAACCGATCATATTCAAATACATCACACTGTGGGTAACTACGGTACTCCTGCAAAGTGGGCAGCGTTGCAAAAAAGCAAGATTGAAAAAGATGGACATAAGGGCGTCGGATATTCGTATCTCGTGCTCCAAGATGGTACAATCTATCTTGGACGCGGATATAACTATAGCCATGGTGCTGTGAAGGACAGTACAACTAACAATGCAAATCAAAGGAGCATCTCGATCGCATTAGATGGAGATATGCGTAACAGCGATCTCCCTACCACCAAGCAATTCCAGGCAGCGATTCGTCTTACAAAGGACCTGATGGCAATGTACAATTTGCAGCCTAAGAATGTACTCGGCCACAATGAGGTCCCCTTATACTCGAATGGTAAGCCGACTGGGAAGCTTTACCCCACACTTTGCCCCAGTATAGACATGAATTATTTCCGGGCGGCTCTTCTTGGGGAGGTAGAGATTCCGCAACCTAGCCAGCGAGTTTTGCATCTCGCTGATCCGCTAATGCGGGGAGATGATGTCAAAGAACTTCAAGGATTACTTCTGGAAAAAGGTTTTAGTCCTGGAAAAATTGATGGCTCATTTGGTCCAAATACTGATATGGCTTTGCGTGCTTATCAGATGAGTATAGGCGTTACGATCAATGGTATCGTAGACGAATATATCTGGGACTCATTGCGCGGCTTAATTGCGGAACCTATTCCTCCAGCGGAGCCCGAGCCTGAGCCGGAAACTTATCTTCCTGCAATTTACAAATATGCAGGTGCAAGCTACACTAATGTACGCGAAGGTCCTGGAACCTCTTTCGTATCTATTGGAAAACTATCTGCGGGTGAAGAATGTATCGTACTAGACTCTAACAATGGATGGGTAGATACAGTACTGCATAATCAAGCTCCAATCGTCCGGGGGTGGTGCTCCGATAAATATTTAAGGAGGGCGTAGGTGTATGGAATGGATTGGCGTAGTGGTTGGTATCCTGGCAGGAGTAAGCGGCATTATTCTAGGCTGGTCCGCAAAAACTCGATCGATCAAAGAGGAGGGCGTAGAGGAAGGGGTGTTAAAAACAGACTTAAAATATATCAGAAAAGGTATCGACGAGATCAAAGGCGAAATGAAAGGTCAAGATCAGAAATTAGATGAACTATCGGTGTGTGTTGCTGGCGTTAAGGAACGCGTAGACCTCGCTCACAAACGCATCGACCGTTTAGAAAAAGGGGAGGTACCTAATCATGGATGACTTTTTCAGCTGGGCGCTGCTGGCTACCTATGCAGGCGCAACTATCGCCACAGGTTTAATTACGCAATGGTTGAAGGGGATATTTGCAAAGCTTCCTACGCAAATTCTCAGCTACTTCATTGCACTGATTATCCTTCTGCTGGCTACATTCTTCACGGGCCAGCTAACCTGGGAAGCAGGTGCACTGGCCGTTGTTAACGCTGTTGTGGTTTCCCTCGCAGCCAACGGTGGTTACTCCGGTGTGCAACGTTTGAGCGGAAAATAATTGTACATAAAAAGAGGCCTGATGGCCTCTTTTTTTTATCTTACAGTGCCTTAAGTTCTGCTTTGAATGCTTCGTGTCTCCTTGCCTCATTTTCGAAAGTTAAACGCATCATCTTCAGAATCGCTGCTTCCCGTTCTAACCTTTCTCCCTTTAACACTCCTAACTTCACATCGATCTCGAAATCGCGATCCGCTCTATCCGTAAGCTTTAAGAGGGCATTCATTGCAGGTTGATTGATTGCAATTCATCCTCTGTCCACTGGATTCTTTTCATTGTTTATGCTCCTTTCATTCGTCCGGGTTGCTGGCCGTCGCTGGTGTGGGTACTGGCGGCTTATTTCCCCATCATCACCCACTTACAGCAGGCTTTGAATTTTCGCTCGGCGGCTTCGTAATCTTCCCCGTACATAAAACGCTTGAGTTGCTTTGATGGCTCTTCATACTCAACAATGCTAATGTTTCCAATTGCCGTTTGAATAAGATAGTGAAAAACTTTTCTGCCGTTAATCTCTGCATGATTCTGTAAATATAGGTTTGCCCACAATTCGTTCATTGCCGATTTCATTGTTCTTTCCCTCCTGTTTTGGTGGTGGTGTCGTCGCTGGTGTGGGTACTGGCGGCGGCTATTTAATTTCGTTCCCGCGCCTGTCGTACATCCTGCCGGCGTTGGTGTAGCTGATGCCCAGGTTACTATAATAGGTTGCGGTCGCCTTGTCGGCGGCCTTTGCTGCGTTGGCTGCTCTGATTTGCTCTAGCTTGATTCTCAGCTCATCGGCTCTGGTCATGGTCTTTCCCTCCTGCTTCTTCATTGTGCTTACCTCCTTCTCTTTATACTTATATTATATAGTAAACTGAAACAAAGTGCAACTAGTTTCTGTAAAAAAAAAATACCTCAGACTAGCTGAGGTATCTGTTCTGTTATTTATAGAATGCTATTAAGCACATCAGTGCTACGACTATCAAAAGTAACACATAGCAAAAAGCTGTACTCTGTACACACCGTCGCTTTAAGTAATTCCAGATTCTCATAACTGCCTCCTCCGTTAGTGGTTCCGTAGATAGTATTTTAAGTGCAAAAATGCATCTTTTGTGTGCTCACTTACCTCACACCTCCTTCGCAGACCAACCCAATCCTCGTCTAATCCACCGCTGAACTTCTTCACGCTGGGAGCTTGCTCGACAAGTTTCGCTTGGTATACACATGCTAGATATCTAAGTACTCCAATTACCTCGCATGGGTAAAAGCTGTTCCAAACTAAACTTTTAGCCATGCTAGGATAGAGATTAAATCGTTCTAAGACAATAACCTTTGGTCGATATAACTCTATCTTTCTAGCAACCTCTGTGTGATTTTTTCCACAGGTGCCTCCTAGTAGCAATCTATTAGGATCCCAATTAACCCAACCTGTGCTCTCTCCAGGATCAAATACCAAAATCATCTTCAAATATTCTCCTAATATCTTCCGCCTTCTCAAACACTACCTTTCCTACTTTTTGGTCTATAGATTTGTTCATAACTAAATTATAAACATTGACAAACGATTCTTGTCCAAAGCGTGCGACTCTATCAATTGCTTGTTCATTTACTTCCGGTGACCAGCTCCTATCTATTAGTACCACATCATGGCATACCTGTTGCAAGCCATCCAGTGATTCACCCATAGCACCAATAGTCCCGGTTAGTACTTTGCAATTGGGATCTTCTATAAATCGCTCTTTTGAAAATTCTCTATCACGCGTTCGGATACCGCCATGAATAGTACTCACCTGCGCTCCTAGTGTCTGGTTTAATGCTAGAATTGTCTCTCGAAAATTACTAAACACAACCAGCTTCTCTTGCGAGTCAGATAGAAAATCCTCAATCCAATCAAACTTAGGATTAGCATCCAGATCAAACTTACCGGGATTAGACGTAACCTGTTGTAGTCTTATGCCTTGTGCCATGGCATTTGCTACTGTAATTCCTAATCTATCAAGCTCCTTAAATGCGAGCTGTGCAATGGCGTTATAAACCTTACGCTGCTTTGGCGCCATTTCCAGGATGACATTCTGCTCTAACATTCCACAACCAACAAGGTTCTTAGGATTGCGTACCGTGAATAACTCTAGGGTAGTTTTCAACAGCTGCTGAACTCTTAAATCAGGATGCAAGCCTCTGAAGCGAGAACCATAGTAGTTCTGCTCTAATTCACAAAACCGCTCTTGAAAAGATCTAAAACTAGAACCAAAATACCACGGATTTAAGAAATCACAAATTGACCATAAATCACTTGGCCTGTCTAAAATTGGAGAGCCAGTCAAGCCCATACGGCAGACTCCAGGTAAACTTTTTACTCGCGTAGTAATTTGAGCCGCTCGCTTGCCGCCAGTTTTGATGCGATGAATCTCATCTACAATCAGCAAATCCCAATGCGTCCCCTTATACAGCTGAAACACCTTGTCATTATAAAGCTGCTCAAGATTATCAATAGCTAGTCTCGATTTCTGATACTGAGGCAACCTAGAAGCAATCTCAGATGATAATCCTAACTGCCAATTACTAGCTTGATTACTCCATTGTAATCTGGCAATTTTCGGACATAAAGCGAGGACTCGTTCTGCACCTATAGCCTTAGCATACAACAACGCTTCAATAGTTTTACCATATCCAGGTCTATTGGCGTTAAGCGAGGCGCGTAACTGAATAAGCTTCTCGTGATCCCTAATCTGGTAATCCCGTAAAAAATGCCCTTCGGGAACTATTTCCGCAATCCCCCGCGAAACTTGCGGGGGTTGCGGAATAGAAATCGCCTGTTCTAGAGCCACCCGATTTACAAGTAAATCTGGAACGCTATAACTACCATTAGGATGCTTTTTTCCCTGCAGGCATAATCCAGTTAGCACGAAGGTATCATCATCGCACTCTGGAGTACATAAGAATTTTTTACCATGCTCTAAAATTTTCATAGCGCTAGTTTTTCTAATTCTCCCCACTTGTATCCAACTTCAACGTCAGCTTTGAATGGTACTCTGCATCCGATTACTTGAGGATTTTCTAGCCATTTTTGTCTCGCTTGCTCCCGTGCACCGGGAAGCGTAAGCGTGGTATAAAATGGTTTTATAAATCCTGCCATTAACTGCTGGGGAGTTTCTTTCATTACTTCTACACACTTTCGAGCAATACCTTTTAACAACTCCTCATCGCCATCACGTACCTCTAACATAATTGAATCATGTACATTAGTGGTAATACGAGCAGTGCCTGGCTCAAGTTGATCAAGATACTTTGCTATCTCTAAAAGTGAGAGCATAGTAAAGTCAGATGCAAGTGACTGGATTGGTGTGTTTATATATTCGTTTTGAATGTGATTCATATCCTCGGATGTAATCACAAAATGTCGAGAACGACCCAGCGGCGTTGTACAGGGTTCTCCCTTCAACGCCATTCGACGTCTCTCATCTAAATAGAACTTAACCTTAGGCATTGGCGCGAACCACTTTGCGATTATCTCTTTAGATTCCGCAATTGACTTGCCAAATTTTTCAGAAATTGAACTCGGACCTCGACCATATGCAATCCCAAAATTGATTGTCTTAGCTAGATTTCTCTGTTCTTTATCAAAGTTTGGTCCGAACATGCTTTCCGCTATCGCATCATGCAAATCTTTACCATCAGTGTATATCTGAATTAAGTGATCATCGTCTGATAACATCGCAAGTACTCGCAATTCAGCTTGGCTATAATCCAATTGTAGTAATTTATATCCAGGTGTTGCAACTAGTAAATTTCTAATGGTCTTATTGCGAGGAATGTTTTGCATGTTGGGAGAAGACGATGATAGCCTACCGGTTTCGGTTCCATGCAAATTAAATACGCAACGAATACGGTGATCTCGACATACCACCTCTCGCATGCCTTGAACAAAGGTATCCATATACTTTGTGTACTTACGCAGTTCGCCGATGCTTTCTAAGAATTCTTTTGCCAGAGGATTAGTAATGCGTCCTGCTTCCATCTGTTCAAGTAAGTATGCCATCTGATTTTGATCTGTTGATGGTATACTATGTCCCAGAACCTCTTCTAGCATCCATTTAAGCTGCTTTGGAGATTTAGGATTAAATTCGTTAGGTACCGTTCGTGCACCTGTCATTTGTTGATACAGTCTAGGATTCCAAACCTTAGCAGATACCTCATTCAGCTTTTTTGTAGCTGCTTGAATATTACAATCCAACTCGTATTCTAGATCTTCCATATAATCAAAATCGAGTCGCTGACCGTTTAACTCAACTTGCTTATACACATTTGAAGCTTCAATTAGCTTGCGATAAATAAATTCTGAATCCGGTCGAGCTAATTGCTTAAATAGCGACCATAATCTTCGAGTTGCAATGCAATCCATCTGCATGTATGGTACCAATTGAGAGAGCGGAACATAATCATACATAAACTCTTCAAGTTTGAGCTTATGAGCTTTACACCAACTCTTTTTTAACGCCTCTAACTCTTCTTCCCAATGAGGAGCCTGTAGGTAAAGAGGTCCAAGCTGCTTTAAGCTATGAGTACCTCTACGCTCATTGATTTGAGCATAATGTTGTAGCATCGTATCTTCATCAACTCTAGCATCGATATTGCATAAATATTTAAGACGACCACAGTCGAACTTACCGTTATGCCAAATAAATGTAAAGCTTGGTTCTAATAAGAATTCTTGTACCGCTTCACGAACTTGCTCATCCATTTGCATTTTATTATTTTGCAATCTATGAATAGCTAAGCAAGCATTGTCTTCATATGCAAACCCAATAGCCAACAGATAGTTATCTTCCCATTCAATTCGCCTCGTTTCAATATCGCATGCAATTATGCGATCTTCTGGATCGCGTTTCAGCAAGAGATTGCGGAGATCGTGAAGCGCAACTGCGGCAGCCTCCCCGGAGTAATTTTCAAGAGTGAGCTTTGATTTGTCCCAAATGTACTTAGGAGCGCTCAGATCAGCTTTAGCAAAAGCATTGACTGCTTCGATAAAGCTGTCTAATTCAATCACGTTCATGCGCAAGATGTGTTCGGGCGGAACGAATAGTGTAGGTATAATACCACCTATCTGATACCAGATGGCAGGATCTCGCCTGGATTCGACTCGCCTGTCTCTAGGCATATTAGGCGCTGCAGCCTTTACTAATCTCTCAAGCATTATAATACTCCTTCCAGAAATACTCGCCACAATCCGAGTGAAATGTATTTGATGTCGTTAATTACTTGATCAAACGAACGCGTATAAAATCCGAAATCTACAGTAATTTGAGAGGTCATTAAAATAGGACCGGAGTCAACTTCACTGGTAACTTCATGTATAATGCATCCAACAACTGGATAGAAACTATTGAATATCTTTTGCTGTGGATCTTTACCTTTTAATTCAGGATACAGAGTTACTAGTCCTGGATGGCCGTTGTAAAACTTTACGCCAGGAATAGATAACACCTTATCGCTTAGTATGAACAGATATCCATGCAGAGTAACAATATCACCAGGCCGCAGTTGCTCCAACAGTACTGCCTCAACTTGATAGTGTAACTCTCGCGCAGTTCGTGTGCAATCTACATATTTTTTTGGATTGGTAGTCAGTACCATATCTGGCGCTCTTCCGTTTAATAGCTTTTGCAATTTCCGCAATTCATCGCCAGTCTGTGAGTACAGCGCAATCCATCTACTCATTACAGAACCTCCTAAAGGCGCTTATGTTATATCTGATAATTTGCCATTCTAGGTGTGTTGGTACTGCATCAATCAGATCGCAAAGCTTCTCGCTTTCTTTTCGATCCAGTCCATACTGATTATACGAAATACCCTTCAATCCATGCACCACTGGATTACTGGTATCCATAGAATAGATGCATGGATGTCTGTACGAAAGCATCTCTTGAGGTAATGCGCAACCCAACAGGTGATGTGGCATATGAGGATCTAAGATGCCATCAGCTGCCATTCTGAATATGAATCTCGGACGTTCCAAGGCTTGCTGCTGCACAGTTTCTCCAAATGGAATCGAGTTGAAGCTAAATGCAATCATGTCACAGTACGGATGCAGCGCACGATAACATTCACGTAACTCTTGTTCGGTCTTACCCTGGACCACGCCGATTCGCTTACTAGGTAAGGTCCCGTAATTGAGAACAAAATCCACCATATTGTAAATCGTTTGTTCCATATTGTCTAAGCAGTCAGGAACAATATACCATGTAGGTAACAACTTCAGTACCCAATCAACGAATCGAGTTGACTCGAACGCCTCACCGAGCTCGAAAATCGAGTTATCGAGAATTACTTCACGACCCATCGCGACTGCTTTTTTGAACATGTCGAAGTATTCCGGGTCAGTCTCAAATAGATGCACTAATGCATAATCTCCATCAGTTAGTAGCTGCACGTCTTTGAAGATGCTTTTTGGAGCTTCGTGAAATCTTTTAATCATATTAGCTTACCATCCTTTAATCTCTTCTGGATGTAATTGAAATCGCCTCTCTTTGCGCTTAGTCGCTTACGACCTACGACATCCTGGAATTGCGGTTTGTGCTCCTCCATAAACATTACTGCGAAACTACCCCATGCAATAGCAGCCATATGATCTTCTGTGTTATCACCATCGAGGTATGCTACCAAATGCCTGAACATGCTGTCGATGCAGTCTTTCACTGGAAGGCCATCCGTATATGCTTCGCCATTGCGACCGTACTTTAGCTTACCATACTCATACTGCTGAGCTAGGCGTCGTAAGCTGCATGCCGGCATGCATGAATACACACCTCTACCAGGGACGCGTTCGCGCAAAGAGCCGCCTTCGTATGCTACAACATTTTTCGAATCACGTTCTAAATGGTCCATAACGCTCCTCCAATTTAAGTCTATTGTGAGTGAATACAGAACTAGGATTGATATTAAGTGCGTCACATGTCGCTAACCAATACCACAGCACATCTCCAAGCTCATCGACCCAACGCTCGAGAGGTATCTCTTGATGCTTATAGCATTGGCGCTTTAACAATCCCGCAACCTCTCCAGTCTCTTCCGTCAAGCCTGAGACCGCATGTTGCAGTTTACTGTTTTTGGACAGTCGAGCTAGGACTGGACTTTGCGCTATCTGCGCTTTTATGTCCGCTTGCATCAGATCTAAATCCACGCGTTTTGTTCCTCCTATCTGTTAATAGTAATTTAAGTTCCTTAGTAGCTCTCCAGGCACTACCACCCACTGCAGTGACAGCTCCTGCAACTACTAATTCCTTAAAAATATCATACATTAAATACCTGTCGATATCCAAAATCTCTCTCGACATTCTAAGGCTGATAGTTCCAGCACCTATGAAATGCTCAAACTTTGGATACTTGTCTAGATACTTTTCTACTAATTGTCTATCCATTTTTATACCTCCATCTGCTTTGCTAATTCCATCAATAACTTATCTGGTATGTATGAAGCATTTGCGCCCGTGCGTAGTAGTCCTCGAGTAATTAGTTCTGATATCATCTTTGCGCTATCCGATCTATCGATTCCCATGATCTCCTGGAACTGAAAACCCTTGAAGGAATTAGCTGTTAGTAACGCTTTGATTGCGGGATTTGCGACAACTAAGGTTCGAATAAACGTTAAGTTCTCGGATCGTTTAATCTGAGCGCGCTTGAATTCCCGAATGTAGTCTCCATAACCAAACGACGGCTTATTCAAACTCGACCGCAAAAACTCATCTGCGTACTCCAAGTGTCGTAAGGTTACAACTAGTTTACCAGCCGCATCAAATGCACCGCTTAGAACTGCAAATGCGCATGCAAGCCGCAATAGCTTCTCGTGAACCGCAACTCCTACTACTAGCGAGCTCCCACCGAGGTCTGCTGTCAGCTGGCTGATTATTGCTCGAAGCTGATTGCGTAACTCCGGTTGAATAATAATTGAATCTGCCTCGAGAGACCAAGCTAGGCTTATCAACGCAGTCCAATCAGAGATTCTTGGTTTGCGGTTCGAGTCTATTCCTAGCGGTATTTCCAGGTCTTCTTGCGCAGCAGTAACTACTAAATCGAATCGGGCCTGATCCTCCATAATGGGAATAAATTCTTGAAATGCACCGAAACCTTTCCAGTAAAACTCAGATAGATTTCGACCACTGCGAGGATTAGATAACCAAATCAATCTTGTGCGCGCTCGAGCTTCACCTCGCACAATTTTGTTTAGTGTAACCGCTCCACTACTTCTAGTAGACGATAGATCTTTAATGTCATCCACCTCTAAGCCTGACGCTTCATCGATGATCAGAAGCCCTCGATCATTCATCGGAATTGCGCCCCAAGTTACTACCCACGAATCTCCAAAACGTTGCACACCTCCAATGACTCCAGTTCGTCTAGCGTTTTCTCCATTTATGTATGAACCCATGCCTAGCGTTTTGATAAATCGTTGCGCCATCTGCGACTTACCTGTTCTCGTGTCGCCGATCACCATCGAGTCAAGCCAGCCTTTTAGCAGGCCACCTCGCCACGGTATTTCAGTTACCGAACAGTATGAAAGCAAGATCGCACCGAACAAATCTACACGCCCCTCAATACCTAGCACCGGGAGCCATTCATCATAGTAGTGTTCTAAAAGTTGCGCTGCGCTAGTTTTCTCCTCCGCAACCCGCTGAAAGCGAGACAGGTTCATCTCTTGCAGTCGTATGTTTGATACCGTAACATTTTCAGCATTCCGAATTACGTAGTAGTTTTGTTGTGTTCGTGGGTCTGTAACTCTACATGCTTCAAAGTCATACTTTAAGGTTGCTGATAGACGGTAGTCTGTGTACATGTAAATTCCAAATCTGTTTTCGAATGTCGCTTCATCCAGTCCATCAATGAACGATGCGCTTTCCTGAAAAATCAATTTCTGTATGTTAATAAAATCTGCTCCTTCAGCACTTACAGAACGACATCCAAAAATTTTTCGGACGTATGAATCCATACTGGAGTCTGATGCATCTATAAACTGTAGCATTTGTCTTGGCTCAACATCCATTACTAGTCTATTTTTACTCGAGTTACAGGCTACAGGACACGGTCGAGTACATTTTGGATTGTTGCAACTCACTTTAAGCTTTTGAGGTATTGTATAGATTCTTGGCTCTACGCCGATAACGCTCATCGATCTTAGCTTTACCCATACGTTAAGATTTTCGGTGAATTCGCTTTTGAGTAAGCTAACGTCTTGAGCTTCACCTTGCGCAATTTCCTCAGCATACTCCTCGTACTTAACAGCATATTGCCAGATATCTGCATTACCTGTTCGTTCAAAGTAATCTACAAAATCCTTATCGGGTAGTGTAATTATTTGTAGTGATTGCGCAACGCTTTTTAGCAATTGCGTATATGTTTTTACGGATTTAAGACCTACAGCATCAGTATCAACCATAATTGCAACATCCTTATTTTGAAACAAACTGATTTCATCATAAGGTATTGCACTACCACCAGTCCCTGTAACAGCATTCAGGCCCTGCGAACGAGCTGCGATGCAATCTTTTTCTCCCTCAACGATTACAATCGTTTGCGGGTTATCAAACGCTTCATATGGATAATATCTGCGTTGCCCTAGTCCTTTGATGTTAATGCATTTGGGGCTGTTTTCACCGGTAGTTCTATGATGCGGTGGCAAGTATTTTCTAACGTTAACCCACTCTCCTGTTCGAGATTTTATGGGTATGGTAATTCTCAAATCATCTAATCCAAGCTTAAGCGCCTTGATTTGTTCCTCTGTAAAGCCAAAAACCTTTACAGCTGCAAGCTCTCGCGAGCTGCCGAGCAGCTTATTATGCCAGTATTCGATTTGATCTTCTGTAGGAAAAGGTAGGGAACCTTTTCGCTCGTAGTATTCTATAGCATGCTTAGCTACCTTAGAGTTTACATCATAGTATGCTTGAATGAACTCTTTAGCGGTACCACCCTTATCACAACCAAAGCAATACCACTGCTCTGTTTCTTTATTAACTGTAAATGATGGTGTCTTTTCCATGTGCAACGGACAGCATGCATATAATTGCGTATCGTCTTGATGATCCCATCTTACATAATCATCATATATCAAGGAACATACCTCCCACCCAGTAATCTAAGGGGGCAATGAAGCCCCCTTACCCCATACGACGCTTTTGATTTTTTAGGCAGGCAGAATCTTTTTGATGCGATTCTGGATAGTCCCCTGATACTCTTCCTGAGTCACTCTGGCTTGAACCTCGTACCCAACGATTTCCTGGACGTCCATTTCGACGATTTCCGAAGTGTCGATTCCCATGGCATCAAAGAACTCTTTGAGTTTCCAAAGTGACCTTTCGATCAGGACGAAGTTGTCCCAAAGCTTGCGGCCACCTTCGACATTCAGGACATCAAAGGTAACCTTCAGCATGGGATTGCCGGTAGTGGAAATAGTTTCCTCAACTGCAGCAACCTGAAGCGAATAGATGCCTTCAGGAAGTGCTTCGCGACTGGGTACGCTAGAAAAGTCAATGTTGATCATTACCATCCTTCCGAGGTTAAACCCGATTACGCCGGTGTCAGCCTCTACGCTTAGAGTCCGTCGACTTTTATTTTTGCGCCCAGTTTGGGCTAGTGTCAGCTGTAAGAGTCGAACTTACTACTTATTGTGCATTGCATCCGATGCTAGCTGACATGGGGCTGCCATAGAGGCAGCCGGTATATGATTAAGCCGCTTTTGATTTCGGCCAGCGGCGCTCGAGCCACCGAGTGAAATAGAGAACAGGAGTATCGAATAGGGACGTAACAATAAAGATAGTGTAGCTTGTTAGCATCACTTGCCAAAGCGTGGTTGTATCGAAGATGCCCGCAAATGCAAATACTGTGAATAGTATAGTATTTACAAGCTGCGCAATTAGTGTAGCACCATTAGACCTTATCCACAATCCTGCCAAGGAACGCTTTTGTACTGTCCAAATTCTCTCATAAACCCAAATTTGAACATACTGAGAAATTACGTTTACAAGCAAACTAGCAATCAGTACTCTAGGAGCATTGGCGAATGAGCTTAGGATAGTAGTACTAGCATCAGTCGTGTACCATGTCCAAGATTGTGCAAGGATTGCAAATAATACTGTAACTCCTGCACTGATTGGAACCGTTAACTTTGCAGCTTTCTCGTTTTCCATTTCACACAGAATCTCCGAACAAGTAAAGATAGTTGCAAAAAGAACGTTTCCGAGAGTCATTTGAAGCCCGAAGGCCTCGACAAGTGCTAGCACCTCGATGTTTGCGACGATTGTTGCGAATGCGGTGAAGGCATAAATGCCTGCTCGTCCTAGTAATCGGTACGCTAGCACCGCCATCCCATAGTAGACTGGTAGAGTAAGGATCAACAACAGTTCATTAGGAATAGACATACGGTTTTCCTTTCTGGCTGGTTTTCCGTGACAGCCTCCACTATATACCAAAAACGAGTTTGGCGGTAGGATTCTTATATTCCTTCCCTTCGCCAAGTCTGGTTTTTGCTGGCCACAAGCCTTTTGCTTTTGTAGTAGCTACGAATTGTCCTTGTAAATCTGTACCACTATGAATCACTACATCAAAAAATGTAGGCATTTCGTTAACCATCTTACCGTGAATTGCAGGCCCACCATAGCGTGCACCGGTGACCTCGTCTTTGTCTGCTTTTTCTTGCATAACAAACAGCTGGTTTACTTCGCAAGACCGCAGATTTTGAACTGCTAATTTATTAAGATCTGTCATCATTCCCCAATGTTGAATTTGAATGTTCTTTCTGAAATCCAGACCAGAACCTCGCATTTCGGTGTCCTTAGAGCGTAATTCTTCAAGCATGTACCACTGAATTTCAGACCAAGTATCCCACGCAATCCAATCAAAAGGCTTCGTAACCCATTCGCGCTGCTGGGTTGCGGAAACTCCCTGATTAAAGTGCGCGTTCCATCTTTTTGGATCATTTGCGTCAATAAGCTGTGCAGCAGAATTCAAATCTTTGAACAGCTTGAAGTCGCATGCAATGATATTTTTTAGATATGGTTTTAGGTCTTTAGCAGTTTTTAGAGTAGTAGCGCCCTGATCAATGTCTATTACTAGCACCGATCCTAGAGCGCCTAAAGTACCCACGAAGTGAGTTTTGCCTGTGCCGCTAGGTCCGTAGATCAAGGCAAAAATTCTGCCTTCTTGGGTATCACCAAGGTTAAGAACTTTCATTATTATCTCCTTTTATTCAATGAGAATACTATGATTATACTATTATTATATAGTATATATAGAAAAATATCAAGAGCACTGATATAAAAATTTTGAGTTCAAATATCAGTGCTCCCCTTTTAGAACTACTCTTGAATGTTGGGGTTTCGCATTAACAGTTGGACTTGCTGAGTTGAGATTAAACCTAACGTATCGCGAAGATTTTTGTCGCCAAATGGCGTGTCGAGCAAGTTGCTACAGCTATCCAGGATACCTGTTACGATAGATCCCATCATCTGAAAATCGTCAAGCGTATCGCGACGCTTCTTGCTGTCTTCGGTGTACCTTTCGGCTTCCTCAAGAAGTTGCGCCATACCTTGAAGCATCGCTTTCGCCAACTCAAGCAGAGCATTATCAATCGAGACTTCAGGTACGGATCGCCACTTGCGCTTCTCGCGATAGCTTTGCGGAATTTCCCCAGCTGCCTCATCTTCAATAAAACCCAAATACCCCATTACCTTATCCCAGAATCCCATTATGTATTACTCCTTTCCTGTTTTTCGTCAAGATGGTCAACCTCACGCACCTTAAATTCCTCCTCAAACTCTTGAACGATTTCATCTTTGTTCAAGGTTGAATACATATATGTCGAACAGATAGTTTTGAACGAACACAGTTGGCATTGAAAGAAACTTGGGCTAGGAGTGACTGACAGATCGTGCTGAACAGTCATGATAAGCTCGTGAGCGGTACCGTAAAGCTGTGTCATGAACCGCACCAAATCGTCTCTCGGGTACTGACATGCGGTTCGTCGATACTGAAAATCGCGAAGCAGCTTTTTTACCTCGTTAATGTAGATGCCACCGAGCTTATATGGAACTGGTTCATCAGGAAAGGGGTCACCCTCTCGCAATGATGCGCAATCGTTTTCCCATTTCTCATATCGCGCTCGATTGAACCTGTCTACGTAATCAAGTAAAGCCTGAGTGTATACTCGTGGCTGTTCATCCATCCACAAGTATGTTGCTTCGCGAAAGCTTTTGGTTGTTTTGTGCTCAAAGCCCCAAATTTCGTTAGTAGCATCCTCCAGTGCGATCATATCGATCGACCCCGTCAATTCGAGTTCTGAAATAGGTGTTACTATCTGAAACCTATGTTCGATTTCTAAGACTGTAAACCTGTCTAAGTCTCCAGGCAGCACATTTTTTGCGTACCCTGGGATCATAGCCAGTAAGGCGGCATCGGTTGAAGGATCCATTTCTTTGCGAACCATTTCCATTACCTTATCCACTGGTTGACCGAGATAAAGCTGATGTAATGCTTCGTGAAAAATGTTTCCAAAAGCAAAATGGCTTGCAGATACTCGAGGTGTCAAGTGCATTCGATTGCGACTGGATAATTCCCATTCGCGCTTACAACCTCTAAATGACTTGATTTCAGATACGTCTACTCTAATCATGATATACCCCCTAGTTTATTTTATCGAATGTTGAGTTTCGTTGATTGTATTCGTATAAAACTTGTTCGCTATCACGCAGCCAATTGAGATATGCAGGATGATATGGGTGTATTTGAAAGCCACCATGCGTATCTTCATGACCAATGGAGAGATTATGCTTCTTGCATATCTCTTCTATCTCATTAAAAACCCATCGAAGCTCTTGATCTGCCATAACTTACTCCTCCGGTGCAGGTTTATAGCTAACGTTGAATACATCTACGGACATTATAAACATATCCCAATCAGGTATATCAAACAATACCTGACCATCTTCAATGTATCCCACAAATAGCTGTTGCCTAATTAGTATGGGAGCTTCAAGCATCATTACATTGAGGTAAGCTTGACCATCCTCGTTTTCCAAAACCTTGTCTATTAAAGCTTGTTTAGTCAAGGTTAAGTTGGTTTCACCAGTAAGAATAGGCTTTGCAGAGCCCTCAGCCCGATGTACGCTAGTTAGCAGACGTAACATATCTCTTTGAACATTATCGACGTCCATGTTATCTCACTTCCATTTCCATTTGTTGCCACACTGCTTGCAGACTGCAACTGTTTGCGTTTTGATTTTGCCTCTCGTACCGCTTTTCAGCAACGGCACGATCAACCACAAACCTACAGTCGCAATCACAAGAAAAATGTGAATGCATGTCATCAGACAGCCTCGTCCCCTTACCTTGCCGCTGGTTTCGGAAACAATTGCGAAATCAGTACTACCACATTTCGGACATTTCATGATTTATTCCTCCTTCTTAGGTATATCTTTCGCTGTACTTGGGACTGGTTTTTTCATTTAGGATGTATTCTACATCCACCACGTCGCCTGTTTTGAGTTCTTTGAAATGCTCTGTAATGTACTTATGTGCAACATGCATAGTACGATCACCCCAGGAGTACGGATCCCAGGCAGTCGATTTAGCATCGGTTAGCCTAGAAACCAGCACTAATGGATCATCTTGACCGAAGCCCGTGCGACGCAAGTAGTAACGCTCTTCCTCTGTCTCAGCTCGCATCTCGATTGCTAAAACAGGAATAAATGTAGCACGATCACGAATTTCTAAAATCTTAGTTTGCATTTTTACTACTCCTTTATAGTTGGTTTTCCGCAGGCTCGTTCATTACCTGAATGATCATAGGCAAAGTATCGCATACCTGGAAACACTAGCAGGGTAACTCCTTTCAGACTAAAACTACATAGTGATAATGTCCTGGTTTATCGGCACACGGTCTTCACTTTCAAACTCCTTTAAGTCGTATTCCATGAACCAGTCTCCCTTTTCAGGAAAGTTTTCGGGATGACACATTACCCTACCAGTCTCGTAATCAAACTTAGAAATTATTAAGTGTTGCATCATCAACTGGTATGCGATGCTTGTATGCAAATTACGTACCTCAGGTTCCCCACGAACTAAGATGGTTCGACTGATAGGTATAACGCGCATCCCGATTGTCATATCCTCGAGAAACATTACTGGACTTTGAGTCTGGTTCTGTCGGCTTTGAGCTTAGGCCCGAGCATCATGTGGATCATTAGCATCTCATCCAGATCGCTTTTCAGCGCTTCCAGCAATGTTGTGCAAAGGCGATATTTGTCGATCATATCGCAATGAATGATCTTAGTATCTACTGCGATCGTCACGCCCTCATTTTCCTCATCGGGAATAACCTCGATGTGGATCGTACCCTGAAGCATGGCTTGGTTACCCATGTTCAATTACCTTCCCCTTCTGACGGTATTTTAATATCGATTCGAACGATGTTCTTACAGAGATAAACTTTTGTTTGCCTATCAACGTCAACCTTGCTAGCAGCGCCTCGCAATAGCATTTCGATAGCACTACTAATTTTTTCTGCATTGAAGTTAATCTTCATACATGAACTCCTTACCGCGACGCGCTCTCGCTTCTTCGCCGCTAAATGAAATTGAGTGCTTCTGAATTTGCTCACCAAGCATCGCATCGATGATATCGAACATCGTTCTTGACATTTGCAATGACTCCATCAAGGCTACAATCAACTGGTAGCGTCCAAGAGGATCTACATTTTCCAACTCAGTCCTGATATCGATCTTGTTGGTGGTCTTCATATCTTGAACATGGATTTGGATTTTGCCGTGCATTTTGATTCCTCCTTTACTAATCTGAAATAGATCGCCATTATCTGGTTGTTAGACATCCTCTCTACTTTTTGTCGCCATTTTTCTCCCTGATAGCGTTGCAGAAGAAAGTGTTTCATTTGTACCAAACTGGGGCTACTCATTTGGATTCCCCGCTTGATTGCGGAGGAGTCAACCCCGCGACAGCGGCCATTTTCCGGGACGTTTCTTCAACAATGTCCTGAGTGAACTTGCTGATTTTGGCTGAAGCTACGCACCTCGGACAGATCGGCTGACCCTCCCAAAGCTCCCAGCCTTCGAAATTATGTAACTCACCTTGCTGCTCGGTATCGCATCGCGTGCATTTGATAGTCATCGTAGTGCTCCTTTCATTTTTAATTAGCAACAAGTCCCTTAGTACTGCATTAGCTTTTCAGTTCGGGCGAGTTGTGGCTTCGTTGCCTTAACTCCGCGTGGTCTTTGGAACTAATAAAGTACTAAGGGACTTGTAGTGCCAGACTTACCTGGTGGTAGGTGTTACTCGGCTTTGTCTTCGGTGGGCGCTTGCTTGGTCGCCTTTTCGGCGGCCTCGGCCAGCTGCTTCGCGTACTCGCCACTGAATCGATCGGCGACTGCCTTCTTGAGCTCATCGGGCCGCGCAGCCTTCCAGTTCAGCTTGCCGTTGGATGCGACCTCAAGCCGCTCACCGATGAATGCGCCACTCTCGTCGACAGGTCTGAGGATCGTGTGGCTCTGAGTCTGCATCACGATGCGATACACACTGGCATCGCCCTTGAGTGCGACGGGCTCGTCAGCCGACTGTTCGTAGTTCGGGAATCGCCGCTCGGGGATTGCCTTGCCGTCGACCTGGATGAAGTTCTTGGGCTTAGCGCCGCTGGAACTCCGCTTGCGACCATCACTCGCCTTAAACTCTTCATCCAGCTCCAAAGCCTTGCGCACGACATCTTCGAAGGTGACAAGACCTTTTTCTGCATCAAGACGCTTCTCGACGAACCTGTGGATCGCATCCCAGTTGAACACATTGCGGTCGTAGATCTCGCCCTCTTTGGGCTGCTTTGCAACGGTGTAGATTCGAACCGGATTCAGATCAAAGACCGCAGCAATCGCTTTCAGTGACGGTTCCCCCAAGAGGGATGTTGCCGACTGCAGGGGGTTAAGTTCAGTTTTTGTCATGGTTTCGAGCCTCCTTTTCTTTAATTATATAATAGATCTTGGGAAATTGCAAGAGTTATTTTGTCTGACTAATAGGAAAAGTTGAGTGTATTACTTTGGTTTACGATATCGACGTTGATTAGCATTACTTGTAACTGTTGCCGATACCTCAGGTAAGCAATATGGACACAAGCCAGTTTCTGGCCACTCATAAATTGCGGCTTGTCCAGTGATCGGATCGAATGAGCGTTTCTGAACGCCTTTCGACGTTCGCGTGATCCCTTTGTACTTTGGAGCATAATCCAGTGTAAATGGGTTGTTTCGACGCTTGTTGTGCATTGATGGATATGTGTTGCAAAAAAGCTGTTGAAGTTGTGTGTATGTGATCGTGGGGTTAGTACTGAGTTTTTTGAAGGTGTCGAGCTTGTCGTCATCGAGTTGAAGTGAGTTCATGAATTTTGTCTTGTGCAGTAAATCTTGAACACATCGTACCTTGCAAGGTCTACCACACATGCCACAACACATCATTGGGCAGTAACTACAGGTCAGCGGACGGAAAGGAATTAGTTCTCTCAGTGCTAGGCGTGCGGTGTATACATCGACGTCTGTCGGGAGGCGAGTTAAATCCCAACCTTCTTTGAGTGCTTCTTGGATGTACTCATCAAGGTCGAGTTGTTGCGGAGTAGGATGAACCCCAAAACAGCACCGCGGTTTGGTAGCATTAGCGTACGGTAACTGGGGTGGCAGATGAGTGTCTTCCATGGTAGTTTTAGGTCCTCTCTTTTCTTTTATTATATAATAAATTTTAGGGAAATGCAAGCGTTACTTTAATGAACTGGTAGAACTGATAGTACGACTTGTATCAAAGCAAGCACAACGTTTGAATCCCATATATATATATAAAACTGTATCCATGAACCGACTGATAGATTTCAAGTTGAACTTAAAAGCATCTATCCCCACATATCTCATTATAGTTAGTTAGTCTGTTCTATACATTCTTCTATATTCATTGTTTCTCATTTTTTTATATATATTTATATATAATAATAATATAATAATAATAAGTAATAATAAAGTAATGAATTACTCAAAAGATAGCTAACAGTCAGTCGCTCAAAAAACACCTATTAGTCGGTTCAAAAACCCAGTTATATATATATAGATGGGTTCGAAACGTTGTGCTTGCTTTGATACAATTCAGAGCTGTATCAGTTAGGATCCGGTCCATTTAAGTTCAATCTGCGGGGAGCTTGGACTCCCTATTTCCGCAATTAAGCGCAGAAACGCGCTCCACGTTCAGACATGAAAAAGCCCCCTGGTCGGGGGCTCTCGGTCTGGCGGGGCGTTACTTCTTTTCCGCAATTACGCGCGGCTCGAGCGCGGGCCCGTTCAGCAGGAATGTCTTGTGGTGCCAGCAGAGGAGCTCTTCGGTGCCTTCGAGTTGAAGCACGATCTGCTCGTTGGTCTTGTACGCGATTACGTACCCCCTTTTGTTGTTACGCCTAAGGTAGACTTTGGTGCCGATCTCGAACTGCTGCATGTCTTTGATCAGGAAGCTGTTCGGCTGATTGGTCGGCTGATTGAGTTCAGCCCAGTTGATCTGATCGAGCTTGTCAGCGAGGACTTCTGTCAACGCGGTGTAGTTGATTGCTTCGGGGTCGTACGGCTGGCCGGCGATGGGAGCCTTGCTAGCCTTCAGCAAGCGGGGGTAGCTGATTTCGGTTGCCTGTGCCAGCTTCCGCAGGCTGACGTTCTTGTGCTGCTCGAGGTTGATCTGCAGGCTGATGGTCGTGGTCGCATCGGTCGTCACGGCGGACTTGGTGTTGACTTTCTTTGACATTTTTGGATCTCCTTTCCTTTGTGAGGTGTGGTCCTCTATAATCTTATTATAGCGGTTATGGCGCTAAAGTGCAACACTTTTTTCAAAAAGTTTTGATCTTTTTTTCGGTAGGTTTGAGAAAGCCGCTTTTTAAGCAAAGTTCCTGCAACCATTGTTGCAGTACGAAAATCTCTTGACACATACCATATCCGAATCGGTATTCGATCCATGGGTACCAATTGTTGTACAATCCTATGGACCATACAGCTTGTATGAATACCTGTTCTGCGGTGTAGTGTGAGTGAGAGCAGAGGGCAGTGAATCTTGTCTCCCAAGAATCCCAATGTTTCTCGACAAGGTCGCGAAGAACGATTCCTACTGGTCCTTGTATGGCAAGATGTTGAAAGAGAGTTGGATCTTTTATTATGCTCATGGTAACTCCTTAAAAATAGTTAGGTTGTTCTAAAAGTTTTTCTATCAGTGCACTTGATATATCCACACATATATTATATAATAAAAGTAGAGGATAATCCACAGTATTTTTAAGCACTCAAATTTGAACTGAAGGAGGTGCAGTTTCTTGGCTAATTGTGCGATATGTGATAGTGCAGAAAGGTTTGAGATTGAAAATGCTCTCCTTTGTATAGGCCAGACAGACTTTCATACGTTAGATCAGATCGCTGAAGCATTTGAAGTCGAAGTAGGTGACCTTCAGAAGCATGCATTGTTTCACTCTCCAATAGCGATTGATGTTGTGTCTGGAGAAGAAGAACAGATCCCATCGATTGCGAAGCAGTTGAAGCTTCGTGAGGCTGATATGCTAGCGACTGTTGCGGCTGATTATTTGGTGACATTGAAGGCTGTTGGTCGTTCTATACAGACTATGGCACTAGAGGATGAGTTTAGCTTTGCTAGAAAGCTGACTAAGCCTCTAGTTGACCTTTATGTAGGCACCGGTGGTGAGTTACGTGCTACCTTGAAGACTTTGGTTGAGTTGAAGATCCAGATGGATGGTCCTAAGAACGATCCGAATTCGGGGATTGCGTTGCTGTTTAGCTCGCTATCTAGGGCTATACAAAATGATAAACTGGGATAAGTTTTCACCAAAGTCGTTAGATTTTATCTTTAACTCTGATGCGCGATTGAACATAGCGCATGGTGCAGTTCGAAGCGCGAAGACGTCAAGTTGTGATGTGCGATGGATCATGTATTGCCTAGATGGTCCTCCTGGCGACTTGATAATGGTTGGTAAGACGCTAGCCACGTTGCGTCGAAACGTGCTCAATGATATTTTCGATACGATTGGTCCTAGAAATTACAAGTGGATCAATCGACAGCAAGGCGAGTTGTTACTGTTGGGTAGGCGTGTGCATTTAGTGGGTGCACACTCGGAGGATGCTGAAGGTAAGATCCGTGGTGCTACGCTTGCTGGAGCCTTGTGTGATGAGGTAAGCTTGTACCCGCAAAGCTTTTGGGATATGCTGATGACTCGTTTGTCAGTTTCAGGCGCAATGTGTTTTGCAACGTGCAATCCTGGTAATCCAAACCACTGGTTTTATCGAAACGTTATTCTCAATAATGAGATTACTAACAAAAAAGTTTGGCACTTTACACTTGACGATAATCCGAATTTGACAGAGGAATATCGTCGTTCGCTGGAAGAGATGTTTACCGGGGTATTCTACGATCGTATGGTTCGCGGTCTCTGGGTAGCAGCTGAAGGTGCGATTTATCAGGTATTTGCCGATAATCGTAAGCGCTTCCAGGTTAAGGATAAGTTGCATCCTCGACAGTTTATCGAGATAAACATAGGTGTAGACTTTGGAGGTGGCAAGTCGGGTCATGCATTTGTAGCTACTGGTATTACGCTAGGATATCGTGAGTTAGTAGGTCTTAAATCGAAAAGATATGTGCGTAGTAACCAGAGAACTGAAATCGATCCTGAGAAGCTTGGGCAACTATTCATAGAGTTTTGTCAGGATGTGTTAGATAAATATGGCATGATTAGTCACGTGTATTGTGATAGTGCCGAGCAGACATTGATTGCAGGATTACGTACAGCAGCTAAACGAGCTGGACTAGGATGGTTGAAGATCGGTAATGCACTTAAGACAGTGATCAATGATAGGATTCGAGCGACAGTGCGCTTGATGGCTCAAAGCAGGTTTAGGTACGTCGAAGAGGATTGTGAAACTCTAGAAAACGCCTTCTTGGAAGCTTTGTGGAATCCTAAAAACGAAACCGACGATGAGCGTTTGGATGACGGTACTAGCGACATTGATACATTGGATGGCTTTGAATATACTTTTGAACGACTGATTGGACTGTTAATTAGAACGGAGGTGGCATAGTGTTAGAATACTCCATCGCGTTCGAGTCTGTGATGAAGGCTCTCAAAGATGCACTTGGCGTTGATTTTAAGCCTTGTGTCAATTTTGAGATGTCTAGGCGAATCAGCGATTGGTCTGCACTTTATGCCGATGAACCTTCTTGGAAAGATTGTGCTAAAGGTGTTTATACCGCTGGTATACCGGCTGCTATTTCTTCTGAGCTAGCACGGTTGGTTACTTTTGAGATGAAATCAGAGGTAAATAATGCTGAAATAAACAAAATTTATCAGCGTGCTATTGATGAGATTCGAATACCTGTTGAGTTCGGGTGTGCCTTGGGTGGCGTGCTGCTTAAGCCTTATCTTGACTCTCAAAGTAGAATTGCTACTCAGTATATCCGTGCTGATAGATTCTTCCCACTTGCATTTGATGCTTCACGGAATATGAGTCAGTGTGTGTTGATGGATCAAGTATTTGTTGGGTCTGAGATTTACACTCGGCTTGAAGTGCATTTGCTTGAACCTGCTGGACTTATGATCTATAACTTAGCCTTTAGAGGCAGTAAAAGTACTGCTGGGCTGGGTACGCAGATAACTCTTGATGAGGTTCCGCAATGGGTTGAGTTTTTGCCAGAGGCATCATACCCTGGTGTCACGAAACTACCATTTGGGTATTTTAAGATGCCTCTTGCAAACACATTTGAGCCTGACTCTCCTTTGGGTGTTTCGATTTTCGCAAGAGCGGTTGATCTTATCAAGGAAGCGGATTATCGTTACAGTAATCTGTGTTGGGAGTACGAGGCTAAGCAAGCTGCCATCCATATTGCATCGAGTTTGCTTAAAATAGACGATGCTGGTAATACAATCTATCCGCAAAATAGAGAGCGATTGTATCTTAGTTTTGACTATAACGTAGGTGCTACTGACAAACCTCTGATTGATCCCTACAGTCCTGAAATTCGTGACTCGTCAATTTACAGCGGATTCCAGAATCAGTTAAAAATGATAGAGTATGTGTCAGGATTGGCATATGGTACCATTAGCGATCCGCAGGTAGTTGAAAAGACAGCTACAGAGATCAAAAGTAGTAAGCAACGTTCCTATGTTACGATTGCAGATACGCAAAAAGCGCTGCAGGTTGCGCTTGAAGATTTTGTGTTAGCTATTGCGTTTTTGTTAGGTACGACTGCTCCCACAGTTACTTTTAAGTGGGATGATAGTGTCATCAACGATCCGGATGCTCTGCAGCGTCAGAAGTTACTTGAGTTTAGCTCTGGATTGATAGATGCTGTTCAGTATCATATGGATGTATATGGTTTGAAAGAGGCAGATGCTATTAAGCTAGTTGACAGGATTGTTGCTCGTGCAACTGCAGCTCCTACCACTGAAGAGGATGTGATTATCGAATGATTACTCCTGAGCAGGTAGAGCTGTTAGCAGAACCCCTACTTTCTTTGTATGGTCAGCTTGAAGCAGATTTGCTGCACAATATAGCAATTAAGTTTCAACAAGGCTTGCCAACTGTAACGGACGATTTCGACTGGTTTGCAAGTAAGCTTCAAGAGGTTGGTGGATTGCGTCGTGAAAACTTAGCTTTGATAGCTAAGATGTCTGGTAAGGCGCTGAAGGATGTTGAACGCATTATGCGTGAAGCTGGTTATCGATCGCTTGATTTAGCTGAAAGTATTTACCTGGATGCTCAAAAGGCTGGTTTGACGATTTATCAAGCTATGCCGTTAACAGCTTCGCCGGTCATTCAGCAAATACTGCAGGCTACCGTCGATAACGCAAAAAGCGTTTTGAATTTGGTTAATACCACAGCACTGGAAAGTGCAAACACTGGGTTCTTGAAGATTGTGAACCAGGTGTACCTTGAAACAAGTGTAGGGATTTATTCATACGAAGATAGTGTGTGGAAAGCTACACGTGAGCTAGCAGATCAAGGTATCACAGGGATAACATATGCAACAGCTGCTGGTAAGATAATTCGACGGACTCCTGAAGTAGCTGTTCGTCAGATGATACTTACTACTAGTGCAGAAAGCGCTGGGAAGTTACAAATGGCGCGTGCGGATGAGTGGGGCGCGGAACTGATGGAGGTATCGTCACACTGGGGAGCGCGTCCAGAACACGCAGAATGGCAGGGCAAGATTTATAGGGTTCATGGTCGAGATAGTAAGTATCAAAATCTTGCTGAAGCTACTGGATA